ATTCGGAATCGCTTTTCCTGCGCAATCTCTAGAGCGCGGGTGTTCTCACGAGCACCGCCCTGCCGCGACCTTCGCGCTAACTCACGCTGCTCATCCCTTACACGACGCTCACGAGCACGTTGCGCCCTTGCTTCTGCTGCAGCTTCACTGGATCGCTGTGGGCTGGAGCGCCGACTCCCGCTGCCTCCGATACCTGCATCGCCAAGCTCGCTAGCGACAAGTCGCTTGGCGTTCCGTAGATCGTCGCGGAACTTGTCGAGGTTGACGGTCAGCGTTAATTGGGCCTGGCCCAGGTCCTCCGCCACCGTCTCACCTACTGCTGTGGAACTAGGTTGCCGGGGCAACCTCGGTTATGAGCACTTCCGCCCTGCTGCCGCTCGCCAACGCAACGATCTCATTTCGTGTTGCAGGTGAAGGTGTGCTCACCGACCCAGAAACCGGAAACGTCTACCCCTCTTGGGCTGAAGTCCAGCACACTGCGTTTCTCAAAGCAGTCAACGTCGATCCGACCGTCTACCCCGGTGTCGATGCCAACGGTCTTCTTTATGAGGGGTACGTCATTTCACCGCAGGCGCTCGATCCTCGGGTAGGCATTGGTAGCACTGGCACCCTGATCTTCGGCACCGCCCAAGCTGTGCCGTTTGAAGTCATTCGCTCTCGACTTGGTTACGGAGATCAAGGAGTTCTGGGAGCGCAGTTGTCCAGCATCCTTGGAACCAAAATCACACTCCTCGCTAAGGAGTAACCATGCCGGTCAGCTTTAGCCGTTGGAACGCCTCTCGGCTTGAGGCCAAGGTCGCCAGCACCTTGGGACGTGTGGCACCAACTTACGTCGAAGAAACAACACTACAAATCGCCAACCCTCTGTGGGATTGGAGTTGGGACACACTTAGGGAAGAAAGCCTCCTGATGGGCGGTGAAACTGAACCCGGCCTTCCGGGCGTGATTGTGCGGGCCGGGAAACGAGACATCGTGGATACCGGAACTCTGCTCGACTCCATCACGGCGCCACTGATCACACGGCGTGGCGACAAAGACACGCTGAGCATTGCGTGGAGAGCCCCCTACGCAAAGCGAGTTCTAGAAGGTGGTGTCTACGGCTCTTACGTCAACGTCCGCGGTGAGCTCGTCAACGTCGGCAACCGGCCAGGGCGCAACTGGATTAAAGCGGCTTTTGAGGCCAAGCCACCAGAAAAAATCTTCGCCAACGTATGGCGAGGTTTTAGAGGTACTTAAGGCCCAAAGCGTTAGACCTCGGGCCCTAACTGAATCAGTCAGCAGTTTGAGGAGTAAACGAATACGCCCCAAATCCGATCAAGTCGAAATTAACTTTTGCGATATTCCCTGCTTGGATATCCTCGGAGAACGAGCCAACCTGAGCAAGGCCGGCGTGTACTTCGGGATCATCTGTAGAACCATCGGTCACAGGAGTTTCACGATACCACTGGACAAGTGTGCCGCTAGCAGCTTCGCGGGCAGCTTCCTTCAAAATGAGATACCCGGGGTCCGAACAGCTTAGATTCATGGAGCAAGGAATCGTGTACGACTGTGAGGTAATTAGGGTTGCTTTGAAGCCCTGCTCCGAGTCGTAATCAATCACATCCTGGGTGTCGGACTGGGCTTGGATGCCGGTGTTGTCCAGCGAAAATATACGGGTCATGCCCGTGCTGCTGGTGGGAATGGCGCTGGCACTGGTGCCCAGCTTCAGAAAAAGCTTGTACCCGAGGGCGACGAAAAAAGCACCTGTAGCCATGACTGGTTGAGTCTTTCGCCTAAGTTGCCTTATCCAGCTTCTTCAGCTTCCAGCAGCTCCCAGGGGTTGGGTCTGGGACAGACGTGGAGGTCAAATCCTCGGATGTCGTGGTCGGTGGGGCTGGTGGCAGTGAGCGCTAACTTCAGCTGCTCATCCGTCAGACCCAGCTTCATCATCACCTCGCCAGAGCTGCACCCCTTCTCCATCAGCTTTCGTGCTAGCTGGCCGTTGCGACGCACGGCCCCAGGTGCTTTCAGTGTCCAGTTGTGGTCGCGGATGAAATGCAACACGTCCCCCTCCGCAAACACCGTCAACAGTGTTGAGAAGGTGCCCTTGGCCGGCTGCCATGCACGGCACGTCTTGATAAACGCCTGATCAATGCAGCTGAACACGTCCTCTGCACTGACAAAGGGGTACTTGCGGCAGAGCTTGCGCCCCATCAACCGCAATAACCCTTGGTGTTGTCGGTACATCCGCGCCACCATCCGCTGCTCGTCACGAGATAACGGCGTGGCCAAGTAGCCGGTACGGGGGCGATGCCGCGCCGGTGTAGATCTTGGCTGTGGGTCGGCAACCTGAGCCATTGGCCCAGTGTAGACGTACCTAACCCAGTTACGTCTTCTTCAGGAACTGACCTAGCTGCGCACCACTGCCACTGTCTGGCCGGGGGTGTTCAAGATCAGATCCTGCAACAGCTGCTGGAGTTGGGGCAGCGCTTTTAGGGGAGTTATGGCTGGCTGATAATCCGGCTTCCACTCCACCTCCATCACATCCAACTTGACCCGCTTTAAGCCGGTGTTGGGGATACCGGGAATCAGGGAGGTGCTGCCTGCCACTTGGCCGGCGACCACCATGTCCTTCACCAGTGCCTTGGCAAGCTCCCAAGTCGCCAACTTGATCTCACTGGGGATCTCATTGTCGGCGTAGGTCTTTTCGCTTGTTCTGAAGTCTTTGCGTGGCCAAGCCAGCGCCTGAGTAGTTGTGGTTCGTGTCCCGACGAAACCGACCAGATCCAAATTGCGGGTGGCGGTGATCAGCGCCCGCTTTTTCTGGTCGGTGGTCGAGCTATCCCACTCCGCAGCGCTGATGTCGCCATCGGCAAATGCCTGTGCCTCTACCAACGTGATGTAACTGTTGGCGTTAGCGGCACCAACCGTGGCAATGATCTCAGCGGCCATGACCTGAGGTGGTGCTCCCTAGATTTCCGGCCCAGCAAGCTCCTCAGGGGTAACCACCTCAGGAGCGTCAACCGGCTTCTGCTTAGGCCGCTGCTTGCGCTTCGGCTTGTCCTCTTCAGCAGCAGGTGCTGCTGCAACTGGTGCGGGGCAAGGAAGGGAGGCCGCAGTAGCAGCCTCCTCCTTACGCCGGGCCAGGTTGAACCCGGTCAGTCCCATCAGACGTTCAGGGTGCCCTTGATCATGCCGATGTTCTTGTCATTGAACACCTTCTGCCAGTTGGCGCCTGTAGCAAGGGTGGCGCGGTTGGGGTTTGCACCAGTGCCCACGTACTTCACACCAATGGGGTGGAAGACGTTGTGCCAGTCGAAGCTGATGTAGGACGCCTTGGCGAGGATGTCGCGGTCTTGCTCGGAGCGAAGACCGGCCTGCTCACCCGAAGCCACACAGCCAGGGGTGAAGAAAAACACATCGTCGGCGCCGAGGTCATCGGACACCAAAACCCGACAATTCATGTAGGTCGGCACCCGCACGTCGCCAAAGCTGGGTACACGGCTACCACCAACAGGGTCGGTGGAGCCCATCTCAGCAGCGGAGATGTAATCCAGAGCCTTCAGTTCAACCAACTTGTAGTAGGCCGAGCTGTGAAGCGCCATCACGGACAGCTTCTCGCCTTGATCGCCCAGCTTGGCGCGGGCACCAGACACCATGGAGGCGGTGGGGTATGCCTCTTCAGTGCTGACGGTCAAGCCGTTAAGAGCAGTAGCGAAGGCACCAGACAGGCAAGCCAGCAGGTCCTTCTGTTGCTCATAGGCGATGTATGCAGCAACCTTGTTGCCGATGGCAGCCAAGGGGTCCGAGCCAGCAGCCAACGCCGCGAGGTCCCGAGATCCGAAGGCCCGCCCACGATGCAGCACCACAGCACGCTGCTTATCAGCGGTGATGTTGCCGGGGGTCAGAGAGGTCGAGTCGCTCAGTACCTCAGCGTCGCCGCTCAGGTTGGCAACCCAGTTCGGCAAATTGATGAAGTCACCGCCTTCGGTGGCGTTGAGTTCAGCCATCGGCTGCACCACGCCGCTGCCAATAAAGGCATTGCGGAGGGTGGTCTGTTCTTCGATATAAGGCTCAAAAATGTCGGGAACGATGACATTCGAGCGGACGGTTTCGGCCATTGCCTCTGTTCCTTAATGCAAGTGGTGGTTTTGTTCTCAGCCGCGAGTGGCTTCTGCTTTCAGGCGCTCGTACAGCGCGGGGTCCTCACGGAATAAACGGGCCTGCTCGGTCAGGTTTCGCGTCTCTGCTCGGAACGGATTTGTTCCGCCGTAGCTACTGGAGGTGGTGGCAGATGGCCTCATCCCTAGTCCCATCGCTCCATTGGGTGCAAAGTGATGCTCCCAACCAGACTCTGGGGCGCGTAACCGGGCAAGGTGATCGCGTAACGGAATCTCCATCCCACCTTCCAGAACCACTGGTGTGCCGTCTGCCTCACGGAGGTTTGGGGCAATCAGTGATAACAGCTGGTCGGGGCGCAGGGCCTTCGACTCACCGATTTCCTGTAGGGCTTTGGTACGGAGGGTCTCCGTCTTTCTCGCTTGGCGCTCGGCGTCAAGCTCGCTCTCTAGTTCCGTAATCCTGCGCTCCAAGGCTTTGTTGGTGTCCTTGGATTGCTCCCACAACTTTTGGTACTCACCCGAGCCCTCCAGTTGTTGCTGTTCGCCTGTCTTCAGTTGGGTCGTAAGACCTCTGACCGTCTCCTCTAACTCCTGGATTTTGCTGTTGAGCTTGGCGTTAGTTTCACCAGCTCTCAACTTGTCCTGCTGCACCAAGTCCAATTTGGCCTTGAGCCGCTGGAGTTCAGAGTTGTCGGTGGCTTCTGTCGCGGTTGAGGGCGGCACCGCCGCACTCGTGTCCTCCACAGGAGGAACACCACTTACGTTTTCGGACACGCAATAGGCTGAGAGAACGCCCTAGATTGCCGATCTAAGTATTCACGTAAGGGTCACTCCATCTCCGGGATCAATACACACCGGCATCTGGGGTGTATAGGAGGTGGGCCTTGAGGGAAGTCCGCAGGATCTGCTTCAAGCCTGCCGTGCAGTGGGCGGCACACCGGACACGTCTTTGGGTCCAACACCGCGTTCCACCGCCACCGCAAGAGCTGTGCGATTCGCGTTCGCTCGGCTGCCGCAGCTGCCCGGTCAATCGCCGGTTGCACCGTGCCCCATAACGCCGCGGCCACAATCGACTGCACACGTTCCCGCCAGTTGTTGGCCACTGTTCCCTTCGATGGGACAGGCACCTGACGACCGACACTGGTGCGTACCCCGATCACCTTGGCCGCCACTTCCGCTACAGGCGGATCAGTGAAGAACATCCCCACCACGCTCCTCTCCAGCAACTGCAACAGCTGCGTCACAAACGGCGAGAGCCCAGTACGTGGGTTGCGCACAAACAACTGCGACACCGGAACACCCACAACACGGGTGGTGTCCAACACCTCTGTTAGTTGTCGTGGTGGAACGGCCCCAACGGGGAGCTGGAAATAGCGTCGAGCTACGTCGCTTACCAACAGCTCCGTGGCCGCCAAGCGGTTGTAGAGCTGCTGGGCCAGCACGTCGTTGATCGCCAACAGCTCAAGCGTGATGCGGGTGCGTAGCTGGCGCCAGCGCAGTTGGCGCTCTAGCCGCTCCTCAGGTAGATCCCGCAGCAGCAGCGCGTAGATCCGCAGCGCCAACTCATACAGCACGTCACGCGCTTCCGAGTCGTTGAGGTCCTCCTGCTGCGTGATCGCCTGCGCTAACTCGCGCACGTACTCATCTGGGGTCATCAGTTGGCGTTACGGCCAGGGCGCAACGGCGTTGGCAGCGTCTGGCTGTCGAGCGATTCGCCTTGGCCGGCGTTCTGGAACGCCATGTCGGGACCGGCCATGGCGAGACGCTCCATTACCTGCTGCTCCTCCAATCGCTCAGCCGTCAAACTCATCTCGGCATCCAAGTCGATGGTGATTGGCAGCACCTCTCCGTCCTGCAGCACCTTCAGCAGTGTTTGCTGGCTGATCGCGTTCTGCATATAGAGCTGCAGCAACGCTGTCACCTCGTTGCCGGTCAGCATCCGGTTGTCGTAGTCCCGTGGAATTGTCACCGTTGGTGGCTCGATACCCACGTAGGAAGACGCCAGCTCAAACATCTGGGCCAGCGTGCGCTCCAGATCCAGCGAGATCATCGCCATGATCGAGTCGCTATCGACACGATCTAAGCGGCGTGCCTCAGCTGCAGCGTTGGTGAGGTTGGCTTGGCTCAACGTGTTGATGCCCAACCTGCTGATTTGATCCTCCAACTCCTTTAGCGTCCGCAGCTGCGCCTCAAATGCGTCGGTGGTGGGCTGGATCCACTCCGCCCCACCATCTACTGGCATTAGCAGCGCTGTGTTCGCTGAAATGCCAATCGGACTGTCGGTGTCCGGGTCAAACCCACGCATCACCAACATCGGGTTGGCGGTTACGTGGATGCTGTGGTGCAGATCGCAGAACCGCTGCGCATAGGCCAAGTTCAGCGCGGCCACCTCCATCAGCGGAGGTGTGCTCATCAAATTGCCGGTGCGGTTGGAATAAACCGTCACCATCGGCACCCGGCCCAGCGTCGTTGCCCCTGACTCGACCAACTCCCACTGCAGGGGGAGCGGCTGCACCGCGTAGTTCGATAGCTGCCGGTAAGGCAACGGCGCGGAACGCCACACCTCATAGCCGCCAGGGGTCAACACCCGGATCTGATCGACGATTTCCTCTCCATACGCCCCCTTGGCGACCACGACCTGCTCGCGTATTCGGACCTGCGCCAAGTCGCTGCAGGCACTGTCGTTGGTGGTGCGCCATCCCAAGATCTGCCTCGGGTGGATCGGCACCAAGTAAGGACGACGCCCAGACTGCCGCTCCTCCGCCAGCGTCCGCGGTGAGCTGTCATTGGTGAAGTCCACCACGGTGCTGCTGTGCCCGTACAGCAACGCCGTCACCAGCTGACGACGGGCATACTCATCAAGGGTGGTGCCGTCACCGCAGACGTTCTGGATCCATGTCATCCAGTAGTCGTCACCCTCCACCTTTACGCCCTTGCGCAAAATGATCCCCGCTGCCTGGGATGCCAAACGGCTTAAAAAGGGTGGCAGCGTCGCGTGGAAAATCCGACGCTGGTAGGCGTCGTCGGACTCTGAGGGCTCTTGCGGGATCAGTACCCGACTTCGGGCACGCAATCCCCGCGTGCCATCCATACAAATATCAATCGACTCCCAGTTCCCTCGCATCGCCAACACTTGGCTCGACACGATGCTCGGATCGTCGGTGTTGGTGTTGGCCGGCATTACCCCAGCAGACCCAAGACTCTGTGGGGGGTAGCTGCTGTTGTTGACGACCACTTCAGATCCCTTGCGTCACCTAGATTTCCAGTGGCCCTTAGATAACCGTCTTCGTAGCGAAGTTCGGGTCGCTCTCTTCGATGGCGTGAACCTCAGGGCCAAAGCCCGTCGCCATTAGCTCCTCGCTGAGCCCCTCGTTTTTAGGGAGCTGTTCTCGCTTTATCGCTCTATCAGCGTCCATTGCCTCAAGTGAGGCAATCCAGCTGTCTAATGCCTCACGGGATGCAATGCCTTTGGGCAGCTTCAGCCACCTGCGTAGCTCAGCGACATCCCGAAACAGCATGGAAGCGCTGCTGCTGCAAGCGATATATGCCCTGCCGTTCCAATCCCTGTAAGTCTCGATGGATTGATAGCGGGAGAGATGTAGCCGGTCGCGTTTGGCCATTAGTAGGTGCGGAAGGAAGAGCCGCCCGTCGCGTAGCGACGTAGCGGTGCCAGGTAAGTAATGCCGTAGCCCAAGGCGTCCACAGGACCCGAAATGTCATCCAACCCCCCAATCCCCTTCGTCGGCTTGCCCGACTTGTCGTAGGTCTGCTGCTCCAACGACTTAATTAGGTACTTGCAACGGTTGTGAACCCTTAAGCGGTCGGCCAGTAGCAACACGTTCACCGCGTTCACGCGGTCTGCAATCTGAGGGTTCGCACTCTGCGTCTTCACCGCAAAACCACCCTTCCGCAGCAGCGAAAGGTCTGACTCCGCAGCGTTGGTGGTGCTGCGCTGCCTCGATGCCGCGTCCGGGATCACCACTAAGTCCCCTCGCTCCACAAAGTCCCCGTATCGCTCCTGCAATAACGTCACCACCGCA